TCTTTTTTTTTTTTTGTTGAAGAATTTTATATGACTAATGAACTTTATCACTTCGGCGTTATTGGAATGAAGTGGGGTGTTAGGAGATATCAGAATGAAGATGGATCGCTTACTTCTGCTGGTCGAAAACACTATAAATACGGAAAAGTTGGTGTCGATCGCAATGGCGATAGCGTTACTGTGAGTCATAAAAAATATGGTTCTATGACAATAGACAGCGAAACGTTTAACTATCTAGAGCAAGACGGCCAAAAGCATACTGAGAAATACTTAGAACAATTTTTAGACGTTCCGTTTAGTCAAGTCGCTTCGATTGCTGATAATGATCCCAGGGTTGCTAAAGCTATAAACAAAGACATTGACGAATTTATGGAGAAAGAACTTACGGCATTTCTTAAAACAGGAACGAAGATAGATTTAAGAAACGATCTGCAAAGTAGAAAAAACAGTCAGTCCGTTTCTAAAACATATCCAAAAGCGCCGAAACTTCCAAAGGTTGAAAAGAATAAATATGCCAATAAATCTTTTTCTGCTGAGCAAGCAATCGATAAAGCTTATGAAGATTTAGAAAAACTAATTCCCAATTACCACGATCTTTCCCAGGACGATCAAGATCGATTGTGGATGGAATATTCTAATAGGACCGGCTTGTATAAATATACATAAAAAGGACAGGATATATGACTAATGAACTTTATCACTATGGCATAGAAGGGATGCGATGGGGTGTTCGTCGTTATCAGAATAAAGACGGAACCCTGACTGAATTAGGAAAACGCAGACTGGGTCAGGATAAATCGATCAAACTTGTTTCTGGAGACGATGGCAGCACTAGAGTCGATAGCAATGATTCTGATAGTGTTTATAAAGCTCATACAAAGATCAGAAATGAAGTTAGTGTTGATAATAATCAGTTATCGAAGGCACAAAGAAGCGGCGCTGATACTGCTCGTATAGCCTCAGATATGGTTAAACGTTCGGCAAACAAAGGGCGTTCCAAGGCTGTATCCAAGATTGACTTGAGTGAGATGACGGATGCCGAACTCAGAGCTAAAGTCAATAGAATGAATTTGGAGAGACAATACAAGAATCTCCAATCAGAAAAAGTTAGTCTAGGAAGAGACAAAGTTTCTGAAGTCATTTCTGGAATCGGGGACGCCATTTCTATTGGTGCTAATATTGCATCTATTGCATCTTCTATAGCTCTCATACTTAAATGACAAAGGAATAATTCAAAATGGCACTATCGAACACTGCTGTACCTAAATACTACGGCATGTTTCGAGATGCCGTTATCCGAGGAGAGATTCCTGTTAACGAGCAAATCTCTCTTGAGATGAATAGGATTGACAAGCTGATTGACGATCCTAAAATTTACTACGACGAATCGGTTGTAGAAGGCTGGATTTACTTCTGCGAAAACGAAATGACGCTTACTGATGGAGGGGACGTACACGTTCTTCCATCTTTCAAACTCTGGGCAGAGCAACTTTACGGTTGGTACTACTTTATTGAGAAAAGTATATACAAACCTAATGGCGATGGCTCTGGTGGACATTATGTTACAAAGCGGATAAAGAAACGTCTAATCAACATTCAGTATCTAATCGTAGGACGAGGGGCGGCTAAGTCGTTATATGATACTTTCGTCCAGGCTTATACACTAATCGTCGACAGATCCACCACACATCAGATAACAACTTCTCCGACAATGAAACAGTCCGAAGAAGTTATGCAGCCATTCGCCACTGCTATTACCAGGGCAAAAGGCCCCGTCTTTCAGATGATGACTCAGGGCTCAATTCAAAATACTACTGGAAACAGAATGAATCGTAAACACCTGTATTCTTCTAAGAAAGGTATTGAGAATAACTTTACCAATAGTTATCTTGAAATCCGACCGCTTAAGATCGACAAACTTCAGGGATTGCGAGTCAAATGCGCGACGCTTGACGAATGGCTTTCAGGCGATCTTCCAGAAAACCCGATTACCGCCATTCAGCAGGGCGGTGCTAAAGGATTAGCCCCGGATTACATAATTCTTGCCACTAGTTCGGAGGGTACAACTCGAAATGGTATTGGTGACACCATTAAGTTGGAACTAATGGACATTCTTACCGGCAAGTACAACAATCCGCATGTGTCTATCTGGTGGTATAAGCTAGATAACATGGACGAGATTAATAATCCTGACATGTGGATTAAGGCGAATCCAAATCTTGACCTGACAGTTTCTTATGAGACATATCAGGAAGAAGTCCAGAAGATGAAGAATGTTCCTTCTGCTAAGAATGAGATTCTTGCAAAGAGATTCGGAATACCAGCAGAGGGACATACATACTTCTTTACTTATGAGGAAACTCTGCTTCATAGAAAAAGAGAATTCTGGCAGATGCCGTGCTCTATGGGCGCGGACTTGTCTATGGGCGATGACTTCTGCTCTTTTACATTTTTATTCCCAATTCAAAATGGGGGGTTTGGAGTTAAGACTCGCAACTACATTACCGAGCACACTCTATACAAACTCCATGCTTCGATGCGTCAACAATACGATAAGTTCATAGATGAAGGAAGTCTTATCATCATGCCGGGAACAGTTCTCGACATGATTGACGTGTATGCGGATTTAATCAAGTTTATCGACGACAATCAGTACGATGTCAGATGCTTTGGTTACGATCCGTATAACGCAAAAGATTTTGTCGAACGTTGGGCAAAAGAGAATTCTCCTTACGGGATAGAGAAGGTGATTCAAGGAGCCCGTACCGAGTCCGTTCCTCTTGGCGAGTTAAAGAAACTTGCAGAGGAGCGGCTTCTTTTGTTTGACGAAGAACTTATGAAATTTGCAATGGGAAACTGTGTCACTTTGGAAGACACAAACGGTAACAGAAAACTTTATAAACAGCGGCACGAACAGAAGATTGACGCTGTTGCCGCAATGATGGATGCCTATGTGGCATATAAGTTGAACAGAGAGGCATTCGAATAAGAATATTAATGCGATCTTAAAAGTAAAGTTAAAAATAAAATAATAAAAAGCGCTAACAAAATTCCGGTATATATAAAGTGTTTTTTATTATTTAGTTTATTTAATTCTAATTCTTGATACAATTCTTTTTCTTTGATTTTGGCTTTAATAATATTATCGTTCTGTTCTTCTATAATTAATTTGCTTCCGCAATGAGAACAATAAATGATACCTTTAGAAACGTTATCGTTTAGCGGCGCCCCACAGTCTGGGCATTTTAAAGATTTAATGTTCATATCCACTCCTTTGAATAAATTAAATAACCATGTTTAATAAATTATATCATGCTTTTAAAGTTTTTTAAATATGCTAATCACTAAGCCGCTTACGTATCGAAGCAATCGTAATGTGTGGAACTAGCAGGGGTACAACAATAAAAATGAAGAATGAACTTTATCATCATGGAATAATTGGACAAAGATGGGGGGTAAGAAACGGTCCCCCATATCCATTGAAAGTACATCAAAACTTCGTCAATAGAGCGTTCGGCAAATTAACCGGACATTACGACAGACAAAAAATGAATGTTGGACTTCCTAAAAACGAAAAAGAAGCGAAACGACAAGGTTGGATAAAACTTTCAGAAAAAGCCAGCGCAATGCATCAATTTCATACCGAAGATGGAGTAAAAAACGCAAAGTGGATTTCTCCGGACGGGCATAGAGAAGTAGTTTATACTGGCAAAGGAAAAAATCAGCATATAACATACGATCCAAGAGACGTTGGAACATATAACTATAATTCTCACAAAGAGAGTTTAATAGGTCATACTATTAAAGATGTTATACCATATGTTCTAGTTGGTAATAGCAAATACGACCCAACAACAAAAGCAGAAAGAATAACCGCTTCCATTAGAAACGTTTTATCGATACCGCCATCAAAAACAAAACCGGAAATAGAAGCGGCTGGAAAAACACGAATAGATAGAGTTTTAAACAAGAAAAAGAAAAGATAAAGGAACGTTTATAATATGGCAGACTATTCAATAGGTTCCCGGTTCAAACAAGCCTGGAACGCTTTTTTTAATAAGGATCCAACAAACAATATGCGTGACTATGGTCCGTCTTATTCGTATCGACCGGATCGCTTTAGATTTACAGGGGTGAACGATAGGAGTATTGTTACCGCAATATTCAATAGAATATCTATAGATGCGTCATTGATCGGTTTTCGTCATGTTCAATTGGATGAGGATAAACGCTATAGTTATGATGTTGACTCCGGATTAAATAAGTGCTTAACACTTAGTGCTAATCTTGACCAAACCGGTAGAGCTTTTATACAAGACGTTGTGGCATCTATGCTCGACGAAGGATGTGTAGCTATATGCCCAATAATTACCGATAGTGATCCAACTAAATCTGACTCCTATGGCATAGAAAATATGAGAGCAGGAAGAGTTGTTCAATGGTATCCATCCAGTGTTAAGGTTGAGTTATATAACGAATTTACAGGTAGAAAAGACGAGATCATTTACCAGAAAAGAATGGTCGCTATTATTGAAAATCCTTTATATGCTGTCGTGAATGAAAATAATTCTACAGCTAAGCGTTTGATGAGAAAACTTGCATTACTTGACTTTTTAGACGAACGAAATGGCTCTGATAAGTTAAATATGATTATACAACTTCCGTATGGAACTAGTAGAGATCGTTTAAGGGATAGAGCTAATAGAAATATTGCTAATATAGAAGAGCAATTATCGAACTCTAGATTTGGTATAGCATATACTGACTCGGCTGAGCACATATTTCAGATCAATAGACCGTTGGAAAACACCTTACTAGGACAAATCGAATTTCTTACAAATCTGTTATATAGTCAGCTTGGTATAACAAAAGAAATTATGGATGGTACGGCTACGGACGAAGCTATGCTCAATTACTATACAAGAACTATAGAACCGATTATGTCATCTATTGCTGACGAGATGACTAGAAAATTTTTGACCAAAAATGCTAGAACTAGAGGACAAATGATTTCTTATTATAGAAATCAGTTTAGCTTAGTTCCTTTGGATAAATTGTCAAGAACGTTAGGAGAATTGATTGCGAACAGAATTCTCACATCTAACGAAGCACGGCAGATTATAGGAATGTCACCATCCGATGATCTTTCTGCAGATTCCTTGCTGAATCCAAATGTCGATCCGGTTACAAATGCTGAAGCGATTAGCGGTAATGGTGAACCAAACATTAATATAACAGGAGATGAGGAAATTCAAAATGTCTAGAAAACCAGATTTTTGCGGGTATGTTACTCGTAATGACATTTTGTGCTCCGACGGAAGGATTATTAAAAAAGATGCATTTAAAGATTGCGACGGAAAAACCGTTCCGTTGGTTTGGAATCATGATCACGATTCTCCGGAGTCGGTAATCGGTCATGCCGAATTGTATAACAAACCCGATGGGGTTTACGGAAAATGCTATCTTAATCCCGATGTAGAGTATGGAAAAACAGCAAAGGCATTAGTATCGCACGGAGATATTACCGGCCTTTCTATCTATGCCAACAAGCTTAAGCATAATGGATCGAATGTGGTACATGGTATTATCAGAGAAGTGAGTTTAGTTCTTGCTGGGGCTAACCCTGGAGCGTTTATTGAGCCCAAGAGCATTTCGCATACAGACGATGGAGATGAAACGGTCGATGAGGCCGTTATTTTTATGGGCGAAAATTTAGAACTTTATCACGCTGATGAAGAGGAGCACAAAATGACAGAAGAAAAAAACAAAAAGCCGTCTCCGGAGCCCGAAACAGATGAAAAAGATACGGACGAAGGCGAAGAAACTGTAGCTGATGTTTTTAATACCCTTACCGAGAAGCAGAAAAAAGTTGTTTATGCGCTTGTTGGGGCGGCAATCGCTGATGGCGGAGATAACGATAAAGATGATGAGGAGAAAGAAGATATGAAACATAATGTTTTCGAGCAGGATACGAATCGTGAGGATGTCATTTCCCATTCCGATCTGAACGAGATTGTAACTTATGCCAAGGATAGCAGCGGATCTTTCCGAGACACATTCAATAGTTATATGAAAGAAAACAATCTTGAGCTGGTTCACGACGGTCTTACCAGCAGCGGATTTACTCAGGATACTACTCAGGACGGCAACATCACCTGGCTGTTCCCTGACTATCAGCTGTATGGTTCCAAGACCCCTCAGCTGCTTACCAACGATCAGAGCTGGGTTTCCTCCGTTATCAACGGAACAACCAAGCTTCCTTACAGCCGAGTAAGGACCCATCACGTTGACATCAGGAACGTCAACGGTAATCACGACGATCTTCGTGCTCGTGGATACAAGAAAGGCCAGCAGAAAGATTTCGTAGGCAACTATGCCCTGATGCGTAGGGAGACCGATCCGCAGACTATCTATGTTGAGTCCGAGCTTGAGAGAGATGATGTGATCGACATCACTGATTTCGACTATGTTCAGTGGCAGTACAACATCGATCGTATGCAGCTTGAGGAAGAGCTTGCGACTGCAATCATGCTTGGCGACGGCCGTGTTGATGGGACTAAGGGTAAGATCTATCCCACTCATATTCGTCCTATCTGGACCGATGATGATCTTTATACAATTCATAAGGATATTGATATTGAGACTGCCAGAACCGAGATCCAAGGCACTGAGACTGGTAGCTATTTCAGTGACAACTTCATTTACACTGAGGCCATGATTGCTGCCGTTCAGGACGTGTTCATTGACTTCATGGGAACCGGCACTCCGGATATGTACATTGATCCCTGGATGCTCAACAAGCTTATGCAGGCTCGTGATCGCAACGGTCGTAGGATTCGCAACACTGTGAATGAGCTGGCCAGCGAACTCAACGTCGGAACCGTTCATCGTGTACAGCAGTTCCGCAATCGGATTAGAACTGATGCGAACGGTAATAAGCATAAGCTGCTCGCAATCATCGGTAACATGAAGGATTACGGCGTCGGCTCCACCAAGGGCGGTCAGATCACTCACTTCACTGATTTTGACATTCGTTTCAACCAGCTGATCTCTCTGATCGAAACACGTCTGTCCGGTGCTAACATGCATCTGTATTCTTTCGTGGTTATCGAGGAACCCGTATCCGGAAGCTGATAAGGAGGTGATCCTATGTCTAATACTACTAAAAAGGATGCGCTGAAGGCTATTCTTACTGCGTTCGGACAGACTACTAATGAGAAGACTGAAAAGGGTCTGCTTTTCCAGATTTCTGAGGCATTTCAGACCGCAGTAGAAGAGGGAAGTGTCGTTATCAATGTTATCGAATTGCCTGAAGTTAGTGCTAGCGATAACGGAAAGGTTCTCGGCGTTGTTGATGGCGCTTGGGCAGCAATGGAACTGCCCACTCCTGAAGACGAACTGCCCACCGTTAGCGCAAGTGACGACGGTAAAGTTCTTGGCGTTGTTGACGGAGCTTGGGCTGCTATGGATCTTCCTGCTCCTGAAGAGGAAACAGTCGAATCTGGATCGTAACATTTGTTAGCAAAAGGGGACTTTCAAAATGAGTAAATATTTTGGAAAAATCGGCTACGGTGTAACTGAGGAAACTCGACCTGGAGTTTATGAACAGACTTTGCGGGAGCGAGAATACTATGGCGATATCGTGAGGAACATTCGCCGCTATGAAAATGGTGGGAAAGTCAACGACGATCTGAATATTAACATGACCCTCAGCATCGTAGCTGACCCCTTTGCATATCAGAATTTTCATCAGATTAGGTATGCGGAATACATTGGTACAAATTGGAAGGTATCCTCTGTTGAAACGCAGTTTCCTAGACTGATTCTGACGTTAGGAGGCGTGTACAATGGCGAAGATGATGAATGATCGTCTCGAACTGCATGAGCTTCTTTGCGAAATCCTTGGGTCACGAAATGTTTATTTTCAACCACCAGAATCAGTAAAGATGAAGTATCCGGCTATTGTTTACAGCCGGAACCGAATCGAAAACACATCTGCCGATAACATTATTTATAGGCAGGCCGTGTCGTATACCATAACCGTTATTGATAGAGATCCGGACAGTGAAATTGTCGAGCGGATGTCTCAAGTGGCTCGTATACGACACGATCGATCATACGTAGCAGATAACTTGAATCATGATGTATTCACACTATTTGTATAAGGAGAAACAACATGTCTAAACTTGTATGGGACAAAGTTGGAGAAAAATATTGGGAAACAGGCGTAGACCGTACTGTACTTTTCCCTATGACTGCGGCTGGCGGTTATAATGCAGGTGTTGCCTGGAGTGGCATTACTGCGATCAACGAGTCTCCGTCCGGCGCAGAGCCCACGAAGATCTATGCCGATAATATCGTTTACGGCGTTCTGATGAGCCCGGAAGAGGATGCTCTAACGATCGAAGCGTTTACATATCCAGAAGAGTATGCAGCCTGCATTGGTGAAGCATCGATTGTTGACGGAGCTGTTATTAAGCAGCAGAACCACCTTCATTACGGTCTTGCTTATCGTACTATGATTGGCAATGATACTGTTGGTACTGCACACGGTTATAAGATCCACATCTTCTGGGATTGTGTGTCCGGTGCGTCCGAGGACAGCAACTCCACGATCAATGACAGCCCCGAGCAGAAGACTTTCAGCTGGTCCGTTACTGCGCTTCCTGTTAATGCTAAAGGTTTCCAGCCTACAGCATCGATCGTTATTGATTCCACAAAGGTTTCAGAAAGCGTTCTTCAGCAGATTGAGGCTCTTCTGTATGGTACTGACGCCACTGAAGGCAGTGGTGGAACTGAAGGTACTGCTGGAACCGATCCTCAGCTTCCCAGTATTGATCGGGTTATCAATATCCTTCGTGGAACCAGCGAGGAGACCGGCGAAGAGACCGGAACTACGTAAACCACATAATCTATTTTCCATTTTTATACCTCTTGGGCTACTTGGACGCAAAATCTGAGTAGCCCCTTAGTTTTTTCAATGAAAGGAGTACCAAATGATTAGCAAAACTATTAAATATGTCGACTATAATGGCGTCGAAAAAGAGCAGACTTATTGGTTCAATATGTCTAGAGCAGATCTTATGGATCTGGAAACATCCGACGAGGAAGGATGGACTAATAAAGTAAGAAAACTTATTGCTGAGCAGCGAGGAAGAGAAGCGTATAAGATCATTGAGCAGTTCATTAAGGATTCTTACGGAGTTAAAACCCCAGACGGTGGCTTTGACAAAGATCCGAAATATTTGAAAGAGTTTAGAAATTCCGAAGCTTATTCAGAGCTTATCTGGGGTTTTGTTGAGAACCCGGATGCGTTTGCATCGTTTATCGAGGGAATTGTTGGATCGGTAAAAAAGTCGGTTGACATGATCGATATAGACAAAGAAATTGAAAAGCGAGCTAAAGCAGAAGGCAAGGTGATGAACTTTGTTACTCCTTCAAATCCCTGATAGGGAATTATGGGATCCAGTAAAAGAAAAGTTCATTTCGGTGAAAGGTGCCACTGTTGAATTAGAGCATAGTCTTTACGCAATTTCAAAATGGGAGTCCAAATGGCACATTCCTTTTCATGACGATCGAACTAAAAAAACTTTAGAACAAAACATTGACTATATTCGTTGTATGTGCGTCAGTTCCGACGTTGATCCGAACGTTTTTAATTATATTACAGAAGAAAACGCTAGAGAAGTTACTAGCTACATAGACGATAGTTCTACGGCTACTTGGTTTAATAATGCGGCTAATAGACGTTCTGGAAAAAAAGAGATAATTACTGCTGAAATTATTTATTATTGGATGACCGCTTACAACATACCAGAAAGTTATCAATATTGGCATTTAAACAAATTGATGACGCTTCTTCGTGTATGCGCCGAAAAGAGCAATCCGGATAAGAAGAAAATTAATAATACCGGTCAACTTGCGGCTCAAAGAAGAGCGTTGGTTGCTGCTAGACGAAAGAAGTATCACACAAGAGGCTAATGATGATTACATTAACGCACAAAGGCGACTTTTCAAAGCTTGATGGGTATTTGAGTAGACTTGAACGGTTTATTGGTCTCAGTGATCTTGATTCTTACGGAAGGCGTGGGGTAGAAGCTCTTGAGGCGGCTACCCCAAAAGATACAGGGACAACTTCAGAATCTTGGAATTATAAAATTAAAAAATCTGATGGGGTGTTGTCATTAGAATTTGTTAACTCTAACTATAATAACGGTGTTCCAATAGCGATTATTTTACAATATGGTCATGGAACAAGAAACGGCGGTTGGGTTGAAGGTCGAGACTATATAAACCCTGCGTTGAAACCAATATTTGATGAAATAGTAAACGACTTAACGAAGGAGCTTCGCGAGATATGAGCAATGTTATTGACGAACGCGTAGCCGCGTTAAAATTTGATAATTCTCAATTCGAGAAAGGTGTACAGACATCGCTTAATACTTTAGACAAATTGAAAGCGTCTTTAAATTTTAGCGGACAAATCAATGCTTTTCGAGAAATAGAAAACGCTGCTAGTAGAGTAACTTTTTATAAGATGGCCAACAGCGTTACAGAATTAGAACATCGTTTTTCGGCGCTTGGCATTGCCGGCATGACCGTAATACAGGATCTTACAAGAACAGTAGAAAACTTTGTTGTTGGAACCATGTCTGGTTTGTTCAATAAAATTGCTGAAGGCGGTAAACGTCGAGCAATGAATGTTGAGCAAGCAAGATTCCTGCTACAGGGATTAATTGATGACAGCACCGAAATAGAAGCAATAATGCAGAATGCAAAAGATTCTGTTACTGACACCGCGTATGGATACGACCAGGCCGCTATGGCCGCCGCCCAGTTTGCTACGTCTGGTGTTCAATCCGGAGAGCAGATGAGCAGAACGCTTTCTGCTGTTGCAGGAGTAGCCGCTACTACTAATTCTGAATATGCTTCTATATCTGATATTTTTACAAAAGCCGCCGGTCAAGGACGCTTAATGGGCGAAGAGCTTATGCGGTTGTCTAGTAGGGGGCTTAACGCAGCAGCCACTATTGCTAAATATTTTAACAATGTTCAATCCGGATCAGCAGAAGCAACAGATTCGGTCAAAGCTTCTATTGCCGAATTAACGGGCGGACTTCAAGTAACAGAAGCCGAGATTCGTGAATGGACTTCAAAAGGTAAAATTTCTTTTGACATGTTTGCGGGAGCCATGGCCGAATCGTTCGGTAAACATGCAAAAGATGCTAATAAGACCGTTACAGGTGTTCTTAGCAATATTAATGCAAGGTTTTCGCAGATTGGCGAAAAGTTTTTCACACCATTGATCACTCAAGAAGGCCCTCTTGTTACTTTTCTAAACAAAGTGATGAACAAGTTTGGAGAAGTAAGAGATAGTATTCAGCCGATTGCGGATCTTTTTACTAATACGGTTATACGCTTATTAGAAGTAGGCGGAAGATTAATTGATGCGATACCGGTAAAACAATTTTTCGAAAAAATTAATGGCTACTTAGATCCCATCTCTAAGAAAATCGATGGAATATTTGGTCTAATCAATAAAACAGAAAACCCGGTTTCGAAAATTACCAAAGAGAGTATAGATGGTCTTGGGTTGAGTGAAAAAGCTCTTGATCATTTTCAAAACGTACTTAAAGACGTTGCAAAAGAGCATAATATCGACATTGATTCTATGCTCGATTCAGAAACATCTTTCTGGGACACTTTAAAAGAAGGTTGGCTTACAAGCGATCTGTTTGAAGAAGCTATAAATAAACTTACAACTGGTACCGAAGAGGCAACTGAAGGCTTTGACAAATTAAAAGAGGCAGCCGAAGCAGTTATCAGAGGAGATTACGGTAACGGCGCAGAACGAATAGAAGCCCTTACAGCAGCCGGACTTGATCCACAGAAAGTTCAGGACTTTGTTGATAAAGTTCACGAATTGGCTGGAGGAACATGGGAACTTAATGATGCTGTATGGGAAGCGGCCGCGGCAGAACTTGGTCTTTCTTCTAACTTAGAAGCTGTATCGGATGAAGAACTCGAAGCGTTAGGCTATACAAAAGATGATATAGCTGCGTTAAGAGAGCTTAGTGAGGAAACAAAAAACACTAACGATCCTTTAACAAAAATTAAAAACGTACTTCATGATGTTAAAACAGGTTTCGATCTTTTATATGACTCCGCTAAAAATGTAGTTGGAATCATAATAGATGTCGGAGGCTTGATTAAAGATTCGTTTTTAAATGCTTTTCCACAATTTAAAAACTTTTCTTTTGATATACCGAAAATACCAAATTTGCTTGACTTGCTTAGAGATTTTAATGAATTTACTAAAAACTTTAGCTTTTCTGATGATGCTAAAGAAAAAATATCTAACACCTTTACTAGCATATTTGAAATTATAGCAAAAGTAATAGACGCAATACGTCGCTTTATTTCTTTTGCACTTCCGCCATTAACATCGCTATTGTCTAAGGTCATACCTTTTGTGATTAATGCTGTTTCGACAATAGCGGAAAAGATTACTGAATTTTCTAATAAGTTTTCTATTTCGGATAAAACATTAAATAATATTGTCCGAACATTAAAAGGTGTTTGGGCAGCGGCTGACATCATTTTTAGACTTTTATCAACTATTGTAAAGAACTTAATAGGTCCATTTATCGTCGTTCTTGCATATGTGTTTGATTTCATTTTGGATAAAACCGCTTTACTTGGGGACATTTTAGTAAAGATTGATGAAGCCATAAAAAAGAGCGATCTATTCAATAATATTGCGTCGAAAATCAGCGAATTCTTTAGTAAGTTGAAACTACCGAAGAATGCTACTGACTTTTTCGAGGGAATTAAAAATATTGGTGACATAGTCAAACAGATAGATTTTGGTAGTGGTATAGAAACACTAAAGAAAGTTGTTGGTGATGTAGTAGGTTTTCTTTCTAATTTCTTTAGTCTTGACTTCGTTGTTGCTGCCGGCGCATTTTATTTAATGTATAGACTAATAAAAGCAGTTGCTACATTCATAATAGGTGTTGCTAGTATACCGAAAAATATAGAAAGAACTGTTGCCAATGTTGCTACAACAATCAAACAAATGGGAACAATGTTCACCAAAATAGGAAAGCTTGCTGATAAATTGGCAATAGCTTCTATTATTATTGCTATAACTTTTGCTTTTGGAGAAATAGCAAAAGGTATAGCGTCATTAGCTAGTATTGACACATCTAAAATTAAGCAGGCAATTGTTCTCACTGTATTGATAGCAGGTGTTGTTATCGGTATTTATGCGGCAATCGCTTCGATGGACGCAAAAGCAAAAATTAGACCATCTTTAGAGGCTATTGCTTTTATGTTTATCGCGGCCAAAGCAGTAAAAGATGTTGCAAAAGCAATATATTCACTTAATGATATGAATATTGGGCAGATCTTTGCTGCTGCTGGAGCGTTATTAGGTGTTTTAAGCATAATGGGCGTTATCGCTGGAGTTCTTAGTAAATTAGAAACCAAACTTAGTATTTCAGCTCTTTTATTCCCTATTTTGTATGCAAAAGGACTTAAGGATATTGGCAAGGCGCTGTCTGTTGTTAAAGATATGAAATGGAACCAAATGCTCGCGGGCGGAATTGCCTTACTCGGAGTGTTGAGCATAATGGGTGTTATCGCTGGAGTTCTTAGTAAATTAGAAACCAAACTTAGTATTTCGGCTCTTTTATTCCCGGTTCTATATGCAAAAGGACTTAAGGATATAGCTTATGCGTTAGTTTCTATAAAGGATTTAACGGACGTTCAACTTATTAATGGATTATTGGCTTTGTTGGGTTCTTTGACTCTTATGGCAGTAATAGCAGAAGTGTTAAGTGGTCTCGAAACCAAACTTAGTATTTCAGCTCTTTTATTCCCAGTTCTATACGCAAAAGGACTTAAGGACATAGCCGATGCATTGGTTTCTATAAAGGATCTAACGGATGTTCAACTTCTTAATGGAATGTTGGCTTTGTTAGATGCGCTTGGCGTAATGGCTGTTATTTCGGTGGTATTAAGTAAGTTAGAAACCAAACTTAGTATTTCGGCTCTTTTATTCCCGGTTCTATACGCAAAAGGGCTTAAGGGTATAGCTGATGCGTTGGTTTCTATAAATGATTTAACGGACGTTCAACTTCTTAATGGAATGCTAGCTTTGTTGGGTTCTTTAGCTCTTATGGCAGTGATAGCAGAAGTATTAAGCGGTCTCGAAACTAAACTTAGTATTTCAGCTCTTTTATTCCCTATTTTGTATGCAAAAGGGCTTAAGGGTATAGCCGATGCGTTGGTTTCTATAAATGATTTAACGGATGATCAACTTCTTAATGGAATGTTGGCTTTGTTAGGTTCTTTGGCTCTTATGGCAGTAATAGCAGAAGTGTTAAGTGGTCTTGAAACCAAACTTAGTATTTCAGCTCTTTTATTCCCAGTTGTCTACGCTAGTGGTTTATTAACTATAGCTAAAGCTTTCTTTATGTTAAAAGGACTTAGCGAAGAAGAGCTGATAGATGGAATGCTTGCGTTGAACGGATCTTTAGTGGTTATGGCAATAATTGCGGAAGTTTTAAGCGGGCTTGAGGCTAAACTTAGTTTGTCGGTTCTTGCTATGCCAATAGCGTTCGCGGCAGGATTACTATTGCTGGCTTTAGCTATGAGAACGGTTGGAACTATGGCTACCGGAGAACTAGTTCAAGGATTTGGAGCAATGTTGACTTCAATGATTGTTCTTGGATTTATTGTTACTTTAATGGGAAGTTTTTCCGCAGAGTTGAAAGCTATCGCTGATGTGCTGCTGCACTTTGCTGTTTCTGCAGTTTTAATAAGCATTTCTTTTGGGATTGTTAGTTTAGGACTTATAGCATTGGCCTATGCTATAAATATGTTTGAGGGTGTCAATATAGAGCAAGTAGGACTCGCTTTAGTTGCTTTAGCGGGCGCTATGATCATTCTAGTTGTGGCCGCAAACGCTCTAACTGTTACTGGTGTTGGATTAATATTCCTTGGAACATCACTCTTGATGATTAGTGTTGCTGTTTATGTTCTTGTTGAAGCGTTAGTATTGTTAGCAAACAATTTTGACAACATAGCAGAAATGATGCCCAAAATCGGCGCCGCTATAGTAAACGGAATTGGCGGGGCGATAACCGGCTTACTCAACTTAATTGTTCAAAATCTACCTTTAATTCTTGCTGCTGGAATTGCAATAGTCGCTGCCCTTGCATTGGGGATATCTCTTGGGCCAGTGCTTATCATAGCGGCAATAGGTTTATTAGTTTATTCCGGGCTTAAATGGCTTGCCGATACATTCGGTATAGACGCCCCTAAATTAGGATTGTCGCTCGTTGAGGGGCTTGGAAATGGTATTTTAGGTGGTATAGATTGGCTTGGGAAAAAAGTTCACGAATTGGGCGATGGAGTTATAAACACCATCAAAGGTATTTTTGGAATTAATTCTCCGTCCAAGTTAATGGCTTTATTTGGATTAGATATAGATGCAGGACTTGGCAAAGGCGTTGAAGCAGGGTCTAGTATGCCGGTTTCGTCTATGGGCAATATGGCTGGCTTAATGAAGGGCGAGTTCGAAAATAATATGTTCGACGGTTCTTTGTTTAGCATGGGTGAAAAAGCTGGAAATGAAATTTCGGATGGCGTTGAATCCGGAGCCGTAAACCCGTCTATATCGGCGGCTGATATGGCTGACGACGTAAAAGAGAAAGTATCAGAAGAACTTGGCGATACTGACTATTTCTTTGATACCGGTTCGCTAATTCCAGAATCTGTAACCGATGGCATGATGTCCGGATCGGACGATATGTCGAACTATTATAAAGAAGCTTTAGAAGGTCTTGGTTTAGACGGTATGGATTTTGCGTCCGGAAAATCTAATGACTTCTTTGGAACAGGAGAAAAGATTCCTGAATCTATAACAGATGGGTTAACTTCTGGCACAGATGGTCTTAGCGATTCGTATATGAAATCGTTAGAAGATCTACAACTTGACGGTATGGACTTTGCTTCTGGAGATTCTATTATCGGAATTGGAGAAACTTGGGACCTCAGTCAGATAGAAGGACTTACAAACAACTCAGGAAAAGTTGGCGATGCCGCTAAAAGTGTTTCTGAAGACGCTGCCGATGCTGTTGGTGACACCGAATCGGATTGGCGAGGAGTTGGCGAAAACTTGGCCGATGCACTTGCTGACGGTATCAGAAATGGAAAAAGCGGCGCAATTGATGCGGCGGTGAATATTGCGGCGGCTGCTTATAATGCTGCAAAATCAGAATTGCAAATCAATTCTCCTTCTAAGAGATTTATTGCTCTTGGTAAAGGTATTGATGAAGGATTTATCGTTGGTATGAATCGTCTGTCCGGAAGAGTGATAGATACATCGAAATCTGTTGCTTTTGGTATTGTCGATGCCGCAAAGGGTCCGCTTGACGATCTTACTGAACTCATGAGTGGTGATATGATTACTGATCCAACAATCACTCCAGTATTAGATCTTTC